GGGCTTCAGCCAAAGAAGCATTTATTTGTTTTATTCTCATATCACCAATAGCATTCCATTCCGATAAATGCATTTGTGCTCTTTTTAATTCAGTATTAACAATACTAAGATTTCCTTGAAGTAATTCTATGTCTTCCGCTTGTAATAAATCATATGCATCATAATTAGAAGCTGGATTATTATTATCTATTAAATTTTCTGCATTATTAAGTGCATCTTTAACTCTTGTAAGCTGTGAAGCTGCTGTATCAAATGTATTTTCATCTCCAAATACAGATTCTTCTGCACCTTCCATTTTATCAAATATAGCTTCTGCTGCTTCTACTGCATTTACCATAGCAGTAAAAGCTGTAGAAATATCAGAATTAGATGACCTACTACCTAATAAATTTTGCAAAGCCTTTATAGCTCCAAATAAAACAACAAGATGTTCAGCTTCATCTGGAAAACCCCCAAGCTTGACAACATTTCCGCCAGTTGTTTCTTCTGGGTCTGCGGAGACACCATTTACTTCAAAAGTATTTGCATCTAATTTTGTAATAGTTCCCATCATTCCATTTATTTCAGTCATTTCTGTAAAATTAGATAACTTTACTACATCACCAGTAGAAAGACCGTGACTTGATTTAGTAAATACAGTAGGGTCTGCAGCTGTCGCTCTAACACCACTTAAACTTATTGCTCCAATAACTGAATCACCATAAGCTACAGCTGGATACTGAACCTCTGAATAAGTAACAGAGCCTCCATCAGGAATAACGTCAACAGCATTATTTTCTATGTAATAAACAGGGTCTGTAACTGTAGCATAATCCATATCATCAGAATCTAAAACCCTGCCTTTGTAAGAACTATCTATTTGCCTACAAGGTTGTTTAATGTCACCATCACTTCTAAACACGCTTAGTACTTTACCAGTACTTAAAGTATCTGCTGAACCAGATGTAAAAGATTGTTCAGATGAACACAATGGTAATAAATGTTTAGGGAGATGATTAATAATTTCTTTTGCACCATCAGTTAAGAATTGCGTTAACTCATTTTGAGTTGGTGCACTACTACCATCAATAGATAAACTTGTTAAACCCTCTACTTGTACTTCAAATGTTGCCATTATCCACTCGCTATAAAAATTTCAATTTTAACTGCATTTGAACCAGAGTCAACCATTAATTGATTTATTTCTTCAAATCCTGAAAAAGCTGGACTTGTATCTGTTGCACCTTCTACTACCATTCCATCATCAGCTTTACTTAATAAATAACTATGACCAGCTTCTAAAACAACTTGAAAATTCATAGTATCTCCAACTACAGCCAAATTAACACTATTTGAAGAATCTAAATTAGATATTCTCATATACTTTAATAAATCAACATCAAATGGAGTAGCTCCTGCATCCGCACCTACATTTGCTTCAAAATTAACTATTGTAGTATCAGTGTTTTCTGGCACAGAAACTATTCTTTTTAAAACATCGTTTACACTAGTTATTTCATTTACTCTTTTAGAACTATAATCTTGGTTATCAAGTATAATATCTTCTTGTATTTTAACTTTTAATGTTCCTGCCATTATTTCTTCCTCTTACTAGATTTCTTTTTTTTACTATAAGAAACCTTTTTACCAGTTTTCTTAGCATACTTTTTCGCAGACTTTTTTACCAGCTTTTGTATACTTAAATTTTTTCTTACCAACTTTAGGCATATCTTCTTTTATTGAATTCCTTCAATTTACTTGTCCAAAATTTTCTACCTTGCTTATTTCTCTCTTTTTTAGCTCTTTCTATAGTTTTATCCATAGTAGTTTCTGAAAACTCTACATCAGACCTTTTGCCAACTTCACTCATCATATACATATTAGTAGTAAACTTCGATTCAGAAGCTTTATTACCACAATTTTTGCAGTAAAACCAACCTTCAGGATTGGGAGTTTCACAATGTATACAATTCTTCATAATTCTTCAAGGGTTTCGGGAGCTACCTTTTATTGATAGCCCCCACAGTACCCAAATACTGTTATCCTTATTTATTCGGATTAAGTGTTTCCTGATGATGTACCAGCTGAAACATCACTAATATCCTGAGATACTCCATGCATAATCAACCAGTTATTACCATCACAAACAAGTCTACATTCAAATTCGCCAGCAGCTGCACCGCTTGCAATTTTTAATTCATCATGACTTGAACCGTTGAAAGCAACTTCAGCGGCTGAACCAGATTCTCCATCAGCTACAGTTCCTAAAAAGAAATCTGTACCATCTTTAGCTTCAATGTCCATTGTGCCATCAAGAGTTTCGTGTAAATAAACATCATACCAAACACCATCATTTCCATCTGCATCTGGTAGATTTACAACTTTAGCTCCACCACACGCTCTCAACAGAACTAAAGCACCACTTTCGTCTTTACTTAGCTCTACTGTGTTAGCATCATCTTGAACATAAACAATTCGTCTGATTTGATTTTGTCCATATTTACCACTACTTGAATTTAAGCTATCACTTCTCATTATTCATAACCTCCTTACATATCCTCAAAGCTATAAAGAGCATGACTTTCAGGAATAGTTACCTCAAGTCCAGCCTCAGTAAGAATCATATCCTTACGAAGGTCTTCATCAGCTTGTTGTACATTAGTTATAATATGAGTATCACGATTAACGCTATTACCAACCAATGGTCGGTAAGCAACATGACTCATATCGGCAATAGCCATTAATCCACTTGCATAGCCCCTAAACATTGGTTCTTTAACGATAGCTAATGAACCATGAATTGTTTCAAGCTCCATTATCTTATGACCAAAAGCACCATCCCTGTTCTCAATATCGAAATTACCTGTTATTCTTCCATCGGTAGTCGAATTATAAACAAACCCAGCAGAGCCAAGTTTATTCAAATAAGACACAACAGGAAGACCTGCCAAGCATAACTTTTGAGCACTACCACCTCGTGCAGGGTCAAATACAACTTCTAAATCACCAAGCAACATATCATATGTTAACTCAGCAGCAGTTGATGTTTTGAAATAGCTACTTCCTCTTGAATAAGAGAAATTGCTTGCACCATTAGTTGGCGTTACAGTTCTGACGATTTGACCTACCAAACCATCTGTTAATTGAGAAGAACCTTGCCTAGAACGATGACTAAAAAGCATCGCTCTTTCAATGTCCGCTTTATGTTCTCTAAGCTTCAAGCTCCAAATACGAGACCATTCATCAGCATAACCACGATACTTTGTAGCAATCGCAGTATTTGACATTTCTGCCGCTGTTTTGAATATCTGAGTATACCCAAAGTCGTCATCAACTTGACCACTCCAGACATCAGGAGACCCTGAACCCTCATCATAAGAAGTACCGATAATCATACATTTATCATTATCAGTTGCAACATTTTCACCATCGGATGAACCAGTAGCGAGAGAAAGAACCTTACCTGTAAATGTGGTACTTGAACCAGCATCAACAGGAGCAGATTCAATCCTAACAACCGCCTGAGACATATCAGCATCTGATGCACCTGTTTGCGTATTAACAGCAAACACCATTCCTTTTACAAGGAAATCAGCTGATGCACCACCAGAGCTATCACCACCAGCTTGAGCATTGTCACAATCAACTGTGAAAGAATATGACGAACCAGCTGCAACAGTGCCAGTAGTTGCCGCTAATAGAAAAGTCCTATCAGTCCAATCAGTTTTACTTCTGTCTTCTAAGAATCGAAAAACAGGGTCGTCTGTAGGAACTTTACTGACTTTTGATAGATATACGAAAAATGGTGACTCTTCAGGTGCAAGGTCTGCTACCCGGTCACTAAAATTATATAATCTACGATTATCAGGCGTAGTTCCATGAGCCGAAGCATGAGAATTAGATGCAGTTTGAGCAACGTCTGTTACTTTTAACTGCCCTTGATTTACTGCCATAGTAAACCTCCATACTTATTTATTAATTAAGGCAACCTCGAACCAGCTGTTACATTTTTAATGGACTCCCACATCTTATCATCATCTGATTTATTAGATACAGGCTGTCCCTGTAACACTCCTGCTGAACGAGGTGCTCCCTGAGCGGCTTTTACCGCATTCAAGGTATCAGTATTATTTTGACTAACCCCACTGACATCACGCCATAACTTTACAAGATTATTTAAACCAACTTGCTCTTTTGGCTGAGTTGAGAACTCAAGAAACCCTTTAATATCATTATCTGACATTTTGTAGTTACTCCTAAGTTCATTAACAGTATTGTTCAAATGCATTTTAGTCTGCATCTGAGCCTGTTGCTCTGCCATAGCTTTGCTGATTGCTTGTCCGGCTATGTTTTTCATTTCTGTTTTAACAAGCCTGCGAGAAGCAGTATCTTTTTTTGGGTCAAAGGCGTCCCAAGGGTTGAAATCGTCAACTTCAACAGCTGGTGATGATTGTTTTTCATCTGAAGGATTAGAAATATTATCTTGTAATACCTTAACTAAATCAGGTCTCGACTCTAGTAAATCAACTAAAGGTTCATATTTTTTCAATTCTCCGAGTTCCGCTTGTGAGCGGTCATACATTGATTGAAATTTACGAGCTTCAGTATTTTCATCTAAAACCGGGTCTTCATTAGTTTCAGCGACAACCCCTTCTGGAGATTGTCCCAAGATAGTTCCATCCTCAAACTGACTTTCATCACCTTGAACTTGTTGTTCGACGTTAGCCTCAATTTGTTCTAAAGTTTCCATGTATATATCCTTTCGAGATGTCTCTATGTTTTCCGAGCCGAACTAGCTTTATTCGCTTCATTATTAAGACGATTAGCTAATTTCTCAACTTCGAGCTTCACCTCATTTTCTAGTTTACTACGTTGTACTCTTCTATCTGCCT